GTCAGACAACCTTAAACTTGTGGCGGCTACTGGAGGTGGCTCCGTCGCGAACCTTCACGCGACGGGTGCTACACAGCGAAACATCTTGAAGGGTGCGTATTTTGGTCCCGTGTCGAATGAAAAATCGTCCGTTACGAGGCAGATGATCCTTAACCTCCCGTCCAACCCGATAACGGACGACGAGGAAATGTACGCGACGATGGATATATCCGGGGCGCAGTCGAACTCTGACCTCTGTCATATGGTCATCTGGAAGGGGCTTCGTTTCATTGCCATTGAATCATACAAGGGCGATATGAAGGAAATCGTCCCCTGGATTGAAGGGATGCTTGCGAAATACGGCGTGAAGATGGAGAATTTCGCATTCGATGCGACAGGTATGGGCTTTTTCCTCAAGAGCTACATCAACGCGAACCCTATCACGAGCAACAAGACGGCCCTCCAGGAATACGACGAGAACGGGAACCAGGTCGTATTCGAGCAATATTTCAATATCAGAAGCCAACTGCTTGGCAAGACGAAGGTTCTCATCGAGACTGGCAAGATGAGTACGAGTATCGACCTCAACTGTCAGTTCCCATACGGAAAGAAAGGCGTGATGCGTACGCTTCGGGACATACTCTTCGACGAGAAGGATCTCTTCATCTCTACAACGAAGAACAAGCGCATATACTATCTGTCGAAAGACGAATACAAGGCACGACACCAGAAGAACTCCCCGGACCTTATGGACTCGTTGTGCCTTCGCTCGTTCTGGGAACTCGACGCACGCCCGAAGAAAAAAGCGTCCCCCGAAATCGAGGACGACGCATACGATGACATATTCACAGACTTTGTCGGCGGACGCGCTGGCTCGGTGGTCTGGGTGGGATAATAATATAATCGCGATTAACCTATGAAAGTAAGCGACTACATCAATCAAGCAAAGAAGAAGCCCTGGTTGCGTAGAGTAGCGGACGACTCGTTGCAGGGTCCGGGGTGGACGCTCCGCGTTATGACGCAGGACGATTTCCTCAATGAGGTGTGTTCCGCAGCACATAAGATAAACTCCCCGATGATGTCGAGGCGACCCATCTACGGCCCGACTGGGGAGAAAAACGCCAAGGGACAGGAAAAATGGGCCATTGTCGGCTACGACAATATTGAGACCGTGCCAATCAGCAAGCAAGAGGCTATAATCGGGAAGAAAATCTCGCATTTCTCTGGAGACGGATTTTGGTCCGCATCAGAATCGGAGGATGAAGCCCGCTTCGGCACGCTTATGTCCTGGGCCGACACCGTCGGTCTGAAGACCGCGTTTGTCGAGGTAATCACATCCGTGTTCCGAACTGGAGACGGTGCAATCTACCTCTACCAGACAGACGACGAGTCAGACCCGATTCAGTATGAGGTATATGGCTACGAGGAGGGGTCTGTATTGTTCCCACATACGGATTTCAATGGCAAGAAGACGCTTGCGCGCAAGTACAAGTTCAATGGCCACGATGCGGTGGATTTCTTCTCTGGGTCGAAGATTGATACCTGGATGATGATTGATGAGGGTGCGGACGATTATAGAGATTTCGTCCAGGAGGGCGAGACCCCGGAGAAGAGCGAGGATGGCTACACTCTTGTTCGGAGAAAGGATTCGCAGGCTGGGGACGGTCTATGCCAGTGCATTTATTTCAGAATTTCCGACATCCCGACCGGGCCGGTGCAGAGTGCAATCGAGAAACTGGAGGATGCGAAGACCTATGTCGGCGAGCACCTCAAGGGTTCTGCGATGCCAATCCTCTTTATGAAGGCGGAGAGGACATCGAGCCTTCCTCCGTCCTCGCTTGCCAACAAGGCAATCGGCGTGAAGGGAACAGCGGACAGCCTTGCACACGCAGACGCGAAGTTCCTCGCCCCGCCCGATGCGAGCAACATCGCTTCAATCCACATCGACGGGCTTGAGGACGACATCCGCGAGGGCGCTCTGTCCGTCACTATTGATCCAGAGATCATCAAGCAGGGTAGCGACTCTTCGGCTACGATGAAGATTCTGTATGCCCCAGAGACGCAGTGGGCGCAGATTCACTGGCCGGAGATATTCAAATCCGTGAAGCAGTTGATGCTCGTCTTCAAGGCACTTGTCGGGAAGGTAGAGAAAGATGCTGCTGGTTATGCGAAGATGCGTATCTCCGTCGGTCAGAACATTTGGATTCCGCAGAACGCGAAGGAAGCCCTCGAAATGGAACTCGATTCCGTCTATGGTCGCATCAAGTCCCGCCGGGCCGCCATCCAGGATTCTGGCAACAGCCACAAGGGCGATTACGACCAGATCAACAAGGAGTGGGAGGAAGAGCTCACGATGAAGGCGGACATCCCTGCGAAGGCGAAGGCAAAATACAATGTCGAGTCTGGATCCGAAGGCAATGAAGAGAAGAAGAACCCAGCCGACGTGAACAATCAGGCACCGGGTAAGTCCATTCAGAATTAATTTTGTATGGAATAATTTTTTTGCTATTTTTGCCGAAAGATTCTATTCTAACCAATCTATATATGAAAAAGAGAATCGAAGAAGCCTTGAGCGCCGAGTACAAAGGGCTTGGGCTTGGAGAAAAAACCATTGGCAGGCTCGCCGACTACATCGTAGGGAAGGGGTCTGTTACCAAGGAGGAAGAGATCGATGCCGCTGTGAAGGGCGACGATGTCAAACTCCTCGCCACGTCAATCCAGGGTGAGGTCGCTGGTCTCAAACGCGCAAAGGAGACCGCCGAAACGGCACTCGCGGATTACAAGGCAAAGCATCCGGATCCCGATGACAATCACGGTGACGACGACAAGAACAAGCCAGACCTCGCGAAGACCATCGCAGACGCTGTCGCGGCTGCTGTCGCCCCGCTCACCCAGAAAATCGAGACTCTGGAAAACGCCAACTCAACGAAAGCCGCGCTGGAAGGGGCACGCACCAAGTTCTTCGGTGGCGATTACGCCAAAAAGTACAAGGATGAGGCCGACGATGCCTGGGACCGGGCGGTTGAGATGAACGAGGCGACCGGGAACAAGATGACCGCCGACCAACTCGCCGAGAAGGCGACTGGCTATTTCAACAAGGCTGTCTCCAGAAAGGGAGTTGATACCTCCAAGCCGTTCAAGGCCGATCCGCCCGCTGGCGATGACGAGGGAACTCTCGACTGGTCCGCCGAGAAGAAACGCCTGCAGGACTCTGGTCGTCTCCCGAAAGACCAGTAACCCTAACTTAAAAACAACCAGAAATGAGCAATTACGGAAACGCTTTTTTCTCTCCTGACAGCAAGCAGTACCCGGCATCTGTCGTGCCCGTGTGGCTTGAGGTCAAGGAGCGCAAGATTGCTGGCGGTACTTTCAGCCTGTCTGGCGTGGCGAAGGGAACCATCTTCGCCGCTGGTATGCCCGTGCGTCTTGACAAGATGGGCGGTACTGTGACGATTCTCCCGACCTTCCAGGTCGTGGGTGCTGTCTCGTCCTCTGCCACCACCCTCGTACTGAAGCCCCAGGCTGGCGTTGCCCCCGCAGAGGGGATGATTGTCGGCAAGATGACCTCCGCTGGCGTGGCTGCCAAGGCTGTCGCCCTCGGTGCTGCCACCCCGTTGACTGGTAACGATGCTGGCAAGTATCAGTTCACCATCACCGCCAACGACCTCGGCACACTCGCCGATGGCGATGTCCTCGTCATCGTGTCCGCCGCTGGTGCGAACAAGGCCGCCGTTCTCCCGAACGGTCTGTCCTGGCGCCAGGTCGTCGTTGACAGCGACAACGCCACCGTCGGCACTATCGCCGTCGTGACGAAGGGCCAGGTCCTCGCTGACCGAATCCCCGCCATGCCCGATTACTACTGGGCCGCAATGCCCGGCATCACCCCCGAGTACGAACTTTAATTCAAGGAGGAACGATTTATGGCAAATAAGTACAGCCAGGGTTTCTACACCCTTATGGAAGAAGCCGGTATTCTTTCTTCCAAGAGTTTCGGTCTCTACATCAAGGATGTCGTCGGCTTCGGCAACATCCAGGACCTCAACCTCGACGGTTTCGTCTGGGATCCGATTTCCTCTCTGACCTTCGACTACGAGCAGCTCATCGTCAGCAATCGGCTGAAGGTGATGGCTACCTATGTCGACAAGGACTCCGAGGCGATTCCTCTTGGAACCGAAGGCTTCGAGTCCGTGCGCGGCGTCGTCCCTCGCCAGAAGGCCCGCTTCATCTGGGATGAGGATGACTACCGCAAGTACCTCGATGCCCTCAACAAGCTCGATTTCCAGAACACGACCGCCGAGCAGTACGCTCGCGACCTCCTGTTCAACGGTCTGACCGACATCAAGAACGCCCACGAGCTCTCCATGACCTATCAGCGCGACCAGATGGTCTCCAACCGCTCCCTCACGCTGACCGCCGACAACAACCCTCGCGGTATCCAGGGTCTGACCTTCACGGCCCAGGTCCCCGACGCCAATGTCACCACGCTGACTGGCAACTACCGCTGGTTCACCGACCCGGACAACAAGGACAACGCCCACGAGGGTTCGAGCTCCGACCCCGTGAAGGACATCCGCACCATCGTCCGCGGTCTCAAGCGGAAGGGCTGGAAGAACATCGTCCTCGAGGTCGACGAGCAGTCCTGGCTCGAGGATATGGACCACAGCAAGTGGCGCACCGCCATCGGCTACAAGCTCCGCTCCGACCTGATTATGACCGCCTCCAACGACGCTGCCGCTCTGGCCGTCGGTAACAACGCCGACGACGACGAGGTCCGCCAGATGTTCGCCAAGATCATCGGCATTCCTCTCGCGAACATCAAGTTCCGTGAGGGTCTCGCCGCGGTCGAGAAGCTCAACGGCAAGGGTCCCGACGCGAAGCTGGTCCGCACCTCGATGCGTACCTTCAACGCGAACACCTATGTGTTCTATCCCGCTGGCCAGCTCGGCACGATCAAGAGCGTCCTCCCGCTCGTCCCGGACTCCAAGGCTATGTATGCCACCTTCTTCGGCGGCAAGGGCCTCATCCAGTACGAGTACGACGCGAAGGCCAAGACGCAGGACTGGTGGTCCGAACTGACCGCCCTCTGCGTGCCGAACCGCCCGCAGGAGATGTTCTACCTCATCACCTACTCCGCCTAAATCCGATAGAGTATGACCGTAGAAGATTACCTTCGTAGCCTTGTCCCTGGACTTGATCTCCAGGACAATGTAATCGAGAGATGCGCTTTAAGCCCAGTCGAGGTAGAACTCGATGCTCTTGAACTCGACGACGATGTCGATGGAGACACCTTGTCGGATGAGGAGTTTCGGATGCGTCTGGACTATGCGTCTTCCACGGTCTACTATTCGGTGTTGGGGGTTTTCGCTGGAGGTGGTTATTCCGAGCAAGTCGGAGATGTCCGTGCCTCTCGGGGCGGATACACCATCACGATGGCAGACCGTGCACGCTTCAAGGCGATGGGCGACGAACTCCGTCGGAAATGGGGCTTCGATGTCGTAGAGGATGACTCCTCCAGCGAGATGTATGATGCGTCTTATATGGCTTATCAGAATGAAGTTCATTGATTTTCGTGACTCTTGCGTCATCTCCAGAGACAATGGAGGTAGAGACGAGTGGGACAATAAACTCGACCCGGAGACCATCTATGCTGGGCCGTGCCTCTATGAGGAGGGCGGCACGAGCTACACGAGGGTGTTCACGACGAGAAACCCAACCGTCTTCCTACCTGGTGTCGATGTGCAGGTCTGCATCAACGACGCCGTCGAAATCGTAACCGAGTTCGGGCGGGAAATCAAGTCGATTGCGAAGATTGTACGCGACATCAATATGCCTTGGAGAACTGGCGTCAAGGTCACGAGAATCGAACTCAAGCAGGCACAAGGAGATTAGAAATGCCGAGAAACCGACAGTTTAACGACTGGGGCAAGACCTATAGGTCTATGAGTTACCACTTGGTTGATGCTGGTAAGCAACTTACTGATATCGGCAAGCGTGACTTTACCTATTTGGCACAGGAGTATCTGTCGGAGGTCGACGCAAAGTGGCCGCACACATCGTATGGGCGTGTCTATCACGGATTACGGGGTGGCGTCTACAAGGTCCTTAACGGTGCACAATTTGGCGGAGATGCCACGCACCCTTGGTACTACGGTCAGCTTCACGATAGTGTGGCCGTGCGTATTGCAGACAAGAACCGAACAGTCTCTGTCTCCTATATGCCTACGAGAGCCACTGCACCGCAGCACACATCGAAATCCGATGGCGTTGGGGAGTACAAGAATATCATTGGTGCGGAGTGGGCGCAGATTGCCGCCTATAATGCCCAGTATTACTTCCTTCCTGGCATCCAGTTCCAGTTGATTATCGGCGTCCCGTACGCCAATAAGGTAAACGAATCTGGTCGACACCACGCCTTCGCGGATAGACTGATGGATGACCTCGTCTACAAGATTGAGACATACATCTTGTCTCCCGAATTCCGCGAGAAATGCAAAAGGGTCAAGTTCCCTGGTAAGACCGCGTACGGAAAACTTGTTAGATGATTATGATGAAGCCTTCAAGCATACACCCGGATGTTGAACTCCGCGATTACCTACAGGGCACGATTGATGTCGTTGTCTCTGGAGGTGCAACCGAGAAGGTCACCGTCTATGGCGACTGGGAGAAGCCTACAAACGACATCCCGGACGATTTCGTTATCATTATGAACAACGGAAGCCCGGCTGGAGTTGGAATGGAAACTCCCTATGCGGAAGGATATGTTATGGTCAGTCTCTACTGCAAGCTGAACGATGACGGCACTGTGAAGAAGAACCGCGTCGAGAAGATTCTTGCCCAGTTTGACGAGGTCCTTGACGAACTCCTCACGGAGAACTACTTTTTCAAGTACCCCAGAGAGCAGTTTATAACCCCCACCACACCGAATGTTACTTCGGGTTACTCTGTTACCACTCTCAATTTGAGGTGGACGACTACAAGCAATTTCAACAAACCTAACACTCCATAAGATATGGCAACTGTTATCTCCAAGATTGATGCCGCGACCGCCCCTTTTGTCGGGCAGGGCGACCTCATCATCTTCAGCGCGATTGAGGACTACTCTTCTGCCACCCTCGCCTCCCTCACTGGTGCGCAGTCCCTCGGTCAGATCGTGCAGGATTCCACCTCCTGGGAGGGCGAGGATGTCTCCACCGACGAAATCCTCGACGAGCAGGGTAACCTCATCACCGCCAAGGTGACCGCTGGTACGCTGTCCTTCTCCTTCGATATCGCCAGCACCTCTGCCGCGATGATGAAGAAATTCATGAAGGCGGCGGACATTACCCCCGGCTCTCCCGCGTGGCTCGAATCCGGTGCCACCGCCGTTGGCTTCGGCGTCGACCTCCCCGTGTTCACCGTTCCGATTCTGGTCGCTGATCAGGAGAAGAAGCGTGCGTGGGTCTATCCGAAGGCGAAGATCACCTCCAACCTGTCCCTCTCCGACGGTCTGTACCGCATCCACGCGGTCGTGCTCGCCGAGCAGGTCGATACCGCCAACCTCAAGACCGGCATCCTCCTCGAGGGTACGCTGAAGTACGAGACCACCTAATCGGCCTCGGAAAACCTAACCGAACGGGGGCGGGCCTGGCGCCCGTCCCCTTTTCTTTTTAGCATATGGAAAAATCCGAGCAGTTTTTGAACGGGGCCTACGAGACCATCATCGGTGCTCCGTGTGTGGTTGAGGTCGGAAGGCGGAGATACAAGGTTCGTCAGGTGGCGCAAGCCGTAAGGCAACGCATCGCTATTCTTGAGCAAGAGGCACAGGTTCTCGAGGCGAAGGGGAAGCAAGGCGTTTCGCAGAAGGAGGGGAAGAGGATAACCAAGAAATTGTTCTCGCTCCACTCCAAGAAGGCGGCGTACTACCTCCTCGGGAACTGGGCGTTGTTCGTTCCGGGGCTCTGGGCAATACGCTGGCGGCTCCTTCAACTCGCTGGTAGTGAAACGACATTCAAAATCAACGAGGCGGGGGTCGTGAGTGCAGACTTGGGTTTTTCCAAGGCCAACTGGGACTACTCAAAGCAGGAACGCGAGCTTTATATGAGACCGGTTGGCGAAGTCGCCAAGCAGGCGCAAGAGCGGCTGGAGACAGTGATAAATATGTTGGACGAGGACGCTTTGGGGATAAAGGAGGAAAGCAAGTAGGATCAGCGTTCGCCGTCTCAGAGCATAACGAGAGAATCAAGTACGTATATGGCGACTATTGCTTCTGGTCTTGGTTCAGATACTGGTACTTGGACTCCGTGAACTATGTGACGCTCCTTCTTCTCGACAAGGGATACTACGATTACGACCATATCCAGCCCGAGGAAAAGAAGAGGATCGTTACCTACGAAGAGAGCGTCAAGTCTGATGAAGAGGTGTGCAACCTTCTCGCTGGTTTCGGACTTAAGCAGTTTGCTAACAAGAAGCCAGAGACGATTGACGAGATTCAAAAACACATTATAGAACAAGAGAGTTATGGCTGTTGAAATTCCCGTAGTTATCGATATTGAAGGGGCGTTCGCAGACGCCGCAAAGCGGGTTCCCGCCGCGATGAGACCGCTTGCTCAATCCATCGAGGGTCTCACGAAGGAGATGAACAAGTGGCAGGACAAGGTCAATAGGTACAAGATTGACGGACCACAGTGGAAGAACGCTGTAAACCACGTGCAGGCATTATCTCACGCACTCGAGATTGCAAGCGACCGCTTTATGTATTTCTCCACGAACGAGGGGAGTCTTCGGCGGCTGAACGGTGAACTTGCGATTACGGTCCGAGAATGGGAGAAGATGGGGGCCGCCCAGAAATTCGACAAGACGGGGCAACTATCCGCCGAGGCCCAGCAACTCTACCAGAAATACAAGGACATCACGCAGGCCATCAGAGAGAGCGGCAAGACGCTCCAGCAGATGGAGGCGGAGGAGAAAAAAATACTATCCCTCAAGGCCCAGGGCCAGCAGTCCCGTCGGTACGAGAACGCAATTCTCAACACGACCGTCAAGACGATGCGTGTCCTTTCCGAGCAGGAACGGATTCTTTCCGCACGGCTTCAGAGCGTGCCAGTCGGTTCGCAAAAATTCATCGACCTTTCCGCAAGGCTGAAGCAAGTTCGCAAGGATATGGCTCTGGCCGAAGCACAAGTCCGCCGTGGCGGTGCCGCATATCGAGACCTCGGTGCTGGTGCCGCGACCGCAACGACCCAAATTCGCGGGACATCTGCGGCACTCTCAACCCAGGGTGGTATCCTTAAACAGCTGTCTGGCTACCTCTCTGGATATATGCTCCTTTTTGCGGGCGTGCGGTTCATCAAGAATGTGCGCGAGACGACCGCCGAACTCGAGCTCCAGAAGGTTGCTCTCGCCAGTATCGTCCAGAACGCAGACCTCGCGAATGATCTCTTCCGCCAAATCAAGGCTGCGGCACTGAAATCTCCGTTCGAGATTAAGGACCTCGTCACTTACACGAAGCAGTTAGCGGCGTACCGCATTGAGAACGACAAGTTGTTTGATGTCACGATGAGGCTTGCCGATGTGTCCGCTGGTCTCGGCGTTGATATGAATCGCCTTGTCCTCGCTTACGGACAGGTCCGTGCGGCGGCGGTTCTGCGTGGACAGGAACTCCGTCAGTTCACGGAGGCTGGCATCCCTCTCGTAGATTTGCTCGCAAAGAAATTCCAGCAACTCGGAAGAGAAGGGACCACTACGGCAGATGTATTTGAACTCATCTCAAAGCGTGCCGTGTCGTTCTCGATGATCGAGGAAATCTTCAACGATATGACCAGCGCCGGGGGCGAGTTCTACAAGATGCAGGAGAAGCAGTCCGAGACACTAAAGGGACAGTGGATGAAACTGAAGGACTCCATCACGATTATGTACGACGAAATCGGTAACACCGCGACCGTGCATAATGCGATGTCTTCTTTTATCAAGGCGGCGAACAACCTCGCGAGGTCCTGGAAATCGGTTGGTAACTGGCTTAAAACCGTGACGGCCGCAATCATTACATATAACCTTGCCGCGAAAGCGTCTGTTCTTGCCACGAATTCTATTACGAAGGCGGAGGCTATGCGTCTTGCCGTGACGAAGGCCCAGTCTATCGCAATGCCGAAATTTATAGCAGCGATTGTTGGAGAAACAGTCGCGAAAAAGGCGTCCGCCGTTGCGTCAAGGGCACTCGAAATCGCGCAGTATAGGCTCGCCACCGCGACGACCCTTACTGGGAAGGCGTTCTGGGGCCTGAATGCGGCCATAATGGCTAATCCGTATGCGGCGGCACTTGCTGGGTTGGCGGCCCTCGGATTGGGAATCTATACGCTCGTAAAGAACAGTCGCGAGGCTGCAATCACGGTGGACGAACTCGAAGCGTCAATATCCAGATTCCAGAACGCGTCCGAAAAGATGATGGAGACGGATAAACTTATAGATGCATACGAGAAACTTATTAATAAGGCTGATAGGACGACAGATGAGCAAGAACGCCTTGATAGGATGACGAAGGAACTCGCGAAGACATTCCCGAGTGCTGTCAGCGGAATCGATAAGGAGAGTGGAGCGCTTCAAATTAACATTGAGAAGGTCAAGGAATTGACAAAAGCGGAGCAAGAATTGGAACTTGCCCGGCTTAAGAGAGACGAGAATAGAGCGAAGAAGCGTGTCGAGGAACTCAAAGATGAGCAGCAGGCAATTCTTGACGCTTTTGAGCGAGGAGGCTATGTTCCGGAATTCGCATCCGCATCGTATTCCTCCAAAGAGGCTGGTCAATTTTTACTGTTCTCTGAAGACCAGAAAGCAGAAATGGGACAACGCCTCCGTGAAATCAAAGACGAAATGGACCCGCTCATCAAGAACCTCGAGAGGATAGAGACTCTTCAGAACGCGATTACTGAAGATGACAGCGGGAAAACAACGAAGCAGTTCAAGGGCTGGAAACAGGCCCTGAAGGACCTCCAAGACGAGAAAGTTAAGGCAGGAGCATCCACTATCTTTACTGATGAAGATATCGAGAAGATGTCCGACATATACGACCTCTGGAAGAAGACGAAATCTGGAATCAAAGAGGCACAACAGAATCTCGAAGGACTCCAAAACCTCCAGAAAACACTCGCAGAAGACAAGAAGGCTGAAAATCAGGCTTCAATCGACTTGGCCGGGAAAGAGGTCGATTTGTGGGAGTCCATCGTCAAAATGTTTGGTTTCGTGTTCAAGTCTGGCGGTAGCGGTGGCGGTTACCACCAGGACCCCTTCATCAACAAGATGCAGGAACGCATCAAGTTTATGCAGGATTTCGAGAAGGGCTACAAGAAACTCTCCGAGTATATGACCGGCGAGAGTGCACTTGACAAGCAGTTCGCCATTATGGAAAAGCGCGGTATGTCTCTCGGCCTTGATGCGACCGAGCAGAAAAGGGCCGCGAACGAGCTCTCCAAATGGTACGAGGATATGCGTGCACAGGCGTTCGCGGAGGTGCAGAAGAAATTCGGCGTCAAGGGGACGATTGATGATTTCCTCCGTCAGGAGATTGCCGACACGAGCAACCGTGGCAAGGCTCTCAAGGATTTCCAGAAGCTCATCCAGTCTCTTTGGGACGCACAGACCGACCTCGACACATCGAACCTTCAGAAGGAGATCGAGGATGCCCTCAAGAAATGCGAGGAGGAAATCAAGAGGAGCGAGGTTGTAAGGAATTTTTTCAGAGACATCTTCGACCTTACTGGCGACGAGCAGTTAGCCACGGATATGGCCGTTAGCGTCTACGGCGACCCCGGCAAGGAGTTCGCCGATAGAATTCGGGCAAGCATTGACGGTGCTCTTGGGGCTCTTGACATAAACGAGAAAAACGGAATCGGCGAGGAGATGATGACCGCTATTAACGCTCTTGATTTTAAGACGCTGATGGCTCATATCAATGAACTCCCCGAGAAACTCCGCAAGCCCATTAAGGACGCCGCTGACGCGACGGAGAAATACAACGCCGACATCGCGAAAAACTATGTCAAGTTGCTGAACAAGTTTGACGAAATGCAACAGCAGCGCGTTGACATCGAGAACAAGGCCGACAAGGACATCAAGACCCTTCGCGAGGGGCTTGCTCTCGAGTTGAAAGGCATCGAGGAGGACGCATCAATCGAGAACAAGGATGCGGCAAAATCCGCTGCGGAGGCCAGAGTCAATGCCGTTATCGAAGGAATAAATCGAGAGAAGGACCTTCAGTTGTCTCGCCTTACGAAGGACTATCGCCTCTTCTTCAGTTCTGTCGGTGTTATTTCTGAAGAGACGGCGAGGAAGGTCGCGAACAACCAGAAGCAGATGCTCACCGAACAGTTTGTCAAGGGAGAGATTTCCCTCGCGAAATACAAGCGAGAGCTTAACGAGATTGACAAGCAACTTGAAAAGTATTACAACGACAAGGGGATCGGTTGGGCTTTCCTTACTGGTGGCTCGGAGCAGGCACTTGAAAAGGTCAAGGAATACGCCGACAGCCTTGTCTCTATGGCGGAGACGATGAAGGCTGGAGACGGCGGTATCTGGACGCCGAGCGAAGACGAAAAGAATTTCCTCACGAAGATTGACGATGTCCTCAATTTTGGAGCGTTCAGCAAGTTGTTCCAGAAGGGCCAACTCGTCAAGTTTGAGGTCCAGGTCAATGTCGCATCGCAGAAGGCTTACAACGAAGCGATCCAGCAAGGCAAATCTGAAGCCGAGGCCCTTAAGGCGGCGTCTGACGCTGCTGGGAAGGTCGCAGCGAAAACTGGTAACCAGATGTCCGCTGCTGCGTCGAAATTTGCTTCTGGTATGGCACAGTTCGAGACCATCTTCTACACCGTGGACTCGTTTATCAGTTTCATCGGGGAGGAACTGGACCGCACCAGAAAGGAGGGCGGCTATGTCGAAGACTGGGGTTATAGTCTCGTTAATCTCAATAAGGGCCTTGTCAGCAGTTACGAGAAATTCAAGTCTGGGGATATGTTTGGTGCTCTGATTTCCCTCGGAAAGGGTATACAGCAGGTCTTCCATCCGATTCAGCCACTCAACAACGCAATCGAGGACCAGGCGGACCTTATCGACCAACTGGAATATTCTTACTCGAGGCTCGAATACACGATGTCGAAATCATTCGGCTCGGAGTATATCTACAACTACAACAAGCAGTTGGAGATTCTCGAAGCAAAGGCAGCTGCATATACGGAGCAAGCGAGGCTTGAACGCGAAAAGGGTAAGAATATGGACGAGAAGGCAGCGAGGGGTTACGAACAGTCCGCACAGGAAATCCAAGACAAGATTATGGAGATGCAGACGCAGTTGTCGGAGTATTTCTCTGGGACGAATCTAACCTCCGCCGCCGAGGATTTCGCGAACGCTTGGATTGAGGCGTATAAGGAGTTCGGCTCTACGACCGACGCGATGAGCGAGAAATTTAACGATATGATTAATAGTATGATTAACCGCTCGCTCGCTGCGAAGATTATGCAGGAGATGCTCCAGCCCGTTTTCGACCAGATCGACACGATGGCGAGAGACGGTCTGTTGTCTACCGAAGAAATTGGCTCTATCGCGGCCCTCGCCCAGGAGAGAATCCCGATGATTAACGACGCAATGACGAACCTTATGGCGAGTCTCGCCGCCGCTGGTCTCGATGTTCGCACGAGCACTGCTGGCTTCAAGGGTATCAGCAAGAGCATCGCTGGTGCGTCCGAGGAATCCATCCTCGGTCTTGCCGCTGCGGTCAACACGCAGAATTTCTATATGTCGTATGTGCCGATTATCAACGAGAATGTCGCGGCCATCCTCTCTGCGATGACTGGCGGGGCCGTGACTGGCTCTGGCGTTAATCTTGAAACAACCGAGAACGGAGAGGTTATGCCGTCCGTCCAGAAGATGATCTACGACCACCTACCGCTGATGGACCAGAACCTCGCCGAACTGCTCCGACTCGTCCGTAGCGTAATCACTACCAAGAACGGGTCTACGAACACCAACTATGTCGCAGTCAAATAGAATTTTTTCACTATATTTGTTGCGTTATGGACGCCCAATGGAAAAGACAGTTACGCCGCGAGGCATCCGTGCACCATATGTGTGCGGAAAATCGGTCCGCTCTTGAAGGAATCAGCACGAAAGAAGACGCGATAGCCCTCTACAAGAAAACCATCAACTGGGCGCTTGAAGAGGGCTACCCGAACATCAACACACTCCGTAGAGATTTCTCCGATTGCGAGGATTATGGGATTTACATCGACAAGGAGTTTCACGGCGAATTGCTTGACAAACACCAGGTTTATGTATTCCACAACTGCAAGGGTACTATCCGAACGGGTCTGAACCTCAAGGGGCGTATTATCCCGATGATGTATTTCGCTAACGGTTGCGAGATGACCGTCCGAGGTATACGGGGTTCTGGAACTGGTGCGAGAGTCCCTCTCTGTGCGTTCGGCGAGAATCGTGTCATTGGAGAGGAGTCGGAAAATATTGTTTGTAGGGTATATTATTACGATGTAAAATGATAAAGGTAAGGCTACAGATAGGCGATGGAGGCATCGTCGATACGGAAAATCAATACGGCTTCATCTACCTTGACTCCGACAAGCGCGTCGGACCGCCGTCGAAGGGGTTCGAGAAGACATCGTACCCAGAGGAGGAAGGCGAGCACATCCTCCCGAAGACTGTTGACGACGCCTTCGACTACAAGGTAAAGTTCTTCATCCAGGCGGATTCCCTTGCGAACGCGAACGCGAAGATTTCCGCGTTCAACTCTGCGCTCTACACGAAATCTGGCGATGTTAAAACCTACAAACCCGTTACCTTCTACAACGACTACAAGCGTCACAAAATTGTCGGCTACCCTTCGGAAATCGCCGAGGCCGAGGAGTTCTGGAGAGACCGTAAGAACCAAGTCAATGATGTAGTTGTAGTCGAGTGGAATATCCGTGTAACGAAACCGAGTCTCTGCGATTTTAATCTTGCTGCCGTATGATTCCCGCAATAAGCGAACACACCATAGTGAACGGCGTTCCCCAGAACGGCCTCTGGCTCGACCCGCAGGGCACGAACAAGGCGACGCTACACCAGGCCACCGTCTCGTTCGAGGAGATGGGCGAACGGACCATAACGACCCAGGTTAGGGTGGACGGGGCGATCGCCCCTATCTTCAACGGCTGGGAGCTGGAGTTTCGTGGCGAGACTTTCGTGCTCCCGACTCTGAAACCGCAGGCCGCAAAGGAAAACACGTCCAGGAGCTCGATGATCGACTTGGTGTTCACGTCGTCTCCAATTCATGAGTTGAAGCGATATTTCTTCGCGGAGATGACGCAGATAGAGCAGGGAACGATTATGATTGACAAATATGTTTCATCGCTTCGGCTCTCTCTGACGGATTTTGTCGCCGCATTCAATCGGGTGCTCGATTACTATTTCCCCAACGGAGATTTTGTGATGGAACTTAGTTCTTCCTATGAAGAGACAAACGAGGTTAAGGAGTTCCCGATTGATTACATGTATATCTGGGATGTCCTCCTTAAATTCCACGAAATCTATGGCCAGACCTGGAAGATGTCTACGGCCACCGTCGAGGGAAGGAGGGTCACGACGATTCTCGTAGGGTTTGATTCAGAAGAAATTGACAACCATACATTCGAGTACGGATTCGACGGCGGTCTTTTGCGCTTCGAGCGGCATGTCGAGGATACGGATATCTACAATGTTCTTCTGGGTCGTGGCGGCGAAAAGAACATACCTTACCGCTATTTTAAGGATGTCGATCCGTATAACACGGCCTGGTCCGCAGACCCTGACGCAATCCCCGAACTTTCGACTGTTTATTTCTCCCGCCTGCTCGATGCAAATTTTCGACGCTATGTCCAAGGATGGAAGGCAAAGCACTACGGGGACACATACGATCCCGTTCGCGCTCAGACAGACTGGGCCTACCAGAAGGGATACACAGACACGAAATTCGACCCCGTAGAGTACGTCAAGGACGATGACTCAATTGCGCTTTACGGTGTACGCCAGGGTAAACTCGACGACAACGACGACATCTATCCTACAATTCAAGGCATATGGCTCGACGGGCAGGGAAGGGCGGACGAGGTTGTCGATGTGGAGATCACCGCAGAAGACGACCCCAATGCTGAGTGGGATGTCGTGACGCGCCTTCCGAATATATACCAGGATGTCGATTCTTCGGAAAGCTCTGAGCGAATCACTATTAATTCCGAAACAACCTTCTCGATTCCAGAGGGACGGGTTGGTCGTATGGAGTTTGCGTGGTTGGAAGAACACGGGGACGCCGTCAGGATTGACACGACCAATTCTAGGGCTTATGCCTGGATGAGAACAGCCCAGTATGATGCTGGCGCGGCGAGTAACATCCCTGCTGGCGGACCGTATCACTACGCCGCGTCTATGTCGATAATGGCGCGAGTGATTCGTGTTGGAATTACCGGCAGATTTGGCATCAGGGATGTCGCCATACACTCTACTCCTAAAGACAATATTTCTTATCGCCAAGTCTTTACTATCTGGGTTAAGAACATCTGGGAGACAACCCAGGGTGACGAATCGGACCTTACATATGCTCACCGTGTCTGGGATCATATCCTCGGGGATAGGCTTGGCAATGCTGCGGCTGTTCGATTCTCTTCCGGCTTTATGGCCAGCTCTGAGGACTACGAATTTCTGATCCTCAAACTTCCAGAGGTAGACCGCACAAAGAGCATAACCACCAAGGACGAGAACGGAAATACCATCACAGTCGCCTCGGAGTGGAAAATTACACTAGTGCGTTCCGACGCCGAATATGAGGCTACCGGACTGTATGTGCCGAACACGACGACCGGAGGATGTCCCGTATCTGGCGATTTCTTTTTCTTTACCGGGATTGATCTGCCTATACAATATGTGAAATGGGCGGAAGAGAGGCTGACGAACGAAAAGGAAAAGTCTATACGGGAAAACGCATGGACAAACCCGACATGGGTGATAAGTCTTGACAAGGTTCGAGCTCATACTTTGCAGGATGAAGACTATGGCGAACTTCTCGCAGATAGGCTGGATGCGGGCGTCCTTGTGAACATCAGCGATCCGAGATTTACCCTAGATATGGAGGGACGGAGAACAACGCTTACCTTGGGCATCAGATCGGTCTCCTTCACATGGAACGAGCCGTCAGACAAGAATCCTTACCTCGTCCCCGACATTGAGATAGTTCTGTCAGACAAAATCGAATACCAGCAGGACTACGACTCCGTCAAGGGAGAAGTCAACTATATTCAGCAGAACTACACCACGGTCAACCAAGTTAAGAACATTGCTAAAAAGACAAAACAGGACGGTTCGCTTGAAATTGACGGAAAAATTAACTATCTTGGTCCCGTAATCGGAACGGTAGAAATATAATGGCAACCGTCGAAATACGAGACATCCTTGACGAGTACGGGAATACTATATTTCCGCGCACCCATGTCGATGCCATTATCGGCCTCAACGATGTGTCTTTCTTCGAGCTTGCACCGGATGTGCAGGACCCCACGAAGTTCTCCGTCAGGCTGAAACCGCAGTACACTGGACTGTGGGTAGAGGGGTGGATCGCGGCGGGCGGTGTCGGCACGGGAGGCGGTGGCGGAGGCGGCGGCCTCATTACCTCGGTAAAGGGCGTAGCCGACCTCGGTACGCCTATCGTCACGGAGTCATTGACGGAAACTTTCTCCTCAAAGGCCATCGAGAGCATATACGAGGCGGTGCAGGAGGCGAACTCCGTACACGGCGCGTCATTATCCTTGTCGAGCGGAGCAACATATCTCAAGGACTCTAACGGAAATTTCCTCAAGGATTCCAACGGAAACTACCTTACGGACAACAGCCAATCGTCCAAGATATTAAACTTGCTGAACGGCGCGGGGGCGGTAATCTCAAGCGTCGAGTTGCCTATACCGACGATTTCCTCGCCATTCGTAACCGTCGGCGAGGCGACGATAAACCTTGGCGAGTCCGCGTCGCTTTCCGACATCGGAATCCCCTCATGGGCGCAGGACGACAACCTCGCCTTTGCCTCGCTCCCTTCACTCTATATAGGCCGTACCCCGGTGAAGAGCAACAATGCGGCGAACGACACCCTAATCGGCATCAACGGATTCACGAGCGAGGCGGCTTCCGATGTGTCGGGCGACAAGTCTATGGTCGTGTGGGAGCCGAACGGCGGTGGAACTGGAATAGGTGCATGGCATTTCAAGGGGAATATCTATGCGGATGGTTGGATAGCCGCCGGAGGTACTGGTGTCGGCGGAGGCGGCGGTTCCGTGTTCCTCAATCAAAATGTGGCCGATGTGTCAGTTGATATGCAGACACTCGAAAACGGAGATGTCCTCCGTTGGAACGACACATCGCAGAAGTGGGAAAACGGCCCGTTGTCCGCGACTGCGACACCCGCAAGCGCAAATGCAATCGGCGGAATCATGGTAGGTTCCGTGATTGCTACCCCGACCGTACAAAGTATTTCGTCGGTATCGAACAGATACTATTATGTTCAGTGCGATTCATACGGACTTGCATTTGTAAATGTCCCTTGGGACGGCGGTGGCGATTCGGCGAGTTGGGGTACTTACTCTTCCATATCCCATACGATTGAATTGACCGTAAACGGGGTGTCCTATGTTTTGTGCGAAAACGGTTACTCGGCTGGCGGCGGTGTGAGTTCGGAATCAGACCCGGTGTTTACATCGTCCCCGGCCTACTCGCTGGATTCGACTCACGTTAACGCCTTAATGGACGACGACTATGCGCTTAAAACGGGAGCAAGCACATACAATTTCTTGGTTAATACTTTGAAATTCTCGAACGGCACTTTGTCCGGCGACTCCTATCTCTCATTACCGAGGCCGAAGTGGGTATATACGGATAACTCGCAGTCCATAACTCCGACCATTGTGACCAAGTATCTCGCCTATCGTGACGAGATTCCAAGCACATTAAAGAACCCCTATGCTCTTACTTTTGGCATTTCCGGTGGGATTACTTATACATACGACGGAAGCGTGTCAAGGACGCTTACTGCAAGCGAACTCGGTGCGGTCACTCTTGCGGGCGCTGAAACAATATCCGGGGCGAAAACTTTCTCGTCCAACCTATCGGTCAATGCGGAGGTGGTGGTGAACTCCATCAGTTCCATCATCCAAGACACGACCAACAACTCCGCCCTTTTCAACTACGGCGGGCGTTCAACGCAGTCGTTCAACGCATACGGCACGGTGGTCAATCTCCGGGCCTACAACGCAAGCGCACAAGCGAACATCCTCTCGGTGCAGGCCGATAGGATTACGGTCGGTAGCCAACTGATTCCGAACTACACCACGGGCATCAACCTCGGTGGAAGTTCTGCCAATCAGCGGTGGAGTACAATCTACGGACTGAACGCCAACCTCACGGGAAACCTCGTCATGTCGTCCACCTCCTACATCGACATCGGCCCGGTGCGAATTGAGTACGATTCCGTGAACAAGGCCATCCATATCAAGAAAGCGGACGATAACGATAATAACGAATACGGCCTCTACTGCGAGGGATTCATCGCATCGGGAGGCGCACAAGCAACCTCGTAAGCCATGCCAAACGCAAGCGGAATCATATACATCGACACCTCGACCACTCCCCCCAAGGGCGTGAGTATCGCCGATATTCAGCAGACACTCGGCACGGGTGCTTACAACGACATCGGCGGTCTTATCGCAAACGGGAACATCAACAAGTGGGCGAAGTACAAGCCTGTCCGCCTGACCGTCCTCGGAACGGACGACCAACTCGAAGAGGACACCATCAATCACCGCATGGTGTGGAAGTCCACCGCCGACTGGTGGAAGGGCGAGGGCCTCCAACCCACATGCGGATTCGTCGTCCCTTCCTATGCCAACATAGGCGAACTGATTGATACGAACGATGTGTGGCAGTACCTCCGCCCCCGTGGACGGAACGGAGGCGGCCAGGGGGTGCATGAGTGGTTCCGATTCAAGGACTTCAACCAGTACAACCACAATGCGGTATGCCCGATAAATGTGAACCTTCCCGACGATACTACCGTGACAACTACCGTGGTTCGCAATATTGGCGTGAGTTTGGTGCTGAAAGCGGATGCTGTCCTACCGGACTACAACCTCAAACTGACGGACATCGGCAACTATGGCAATATGTATCTCGGCCTTATTGTGGTAAAGGGCCAGCAAGCGTATATCAAGACCAACTCGCAGGCTATTGGGACCGGGTATGGCGGGACTCTTATCGCGTTAGACGGATGCCCGCTTATTTCCTCCGCAGGAACCGTGATGCTTTACGCCGTCCTTGTTGGCTCGGTGGAATCTTCATGGACTAATGTTTTTGAGGGTTCGGTCGTGAGCCTCAATGTAGAAGAAGGTGCTGGCGTCTGTGAGTTAACCATTGTCGAGGCACAACAGAATGCGTATCGTATCGTTCTCAACGGCCTCACGCAAAATGACAAACGCCAATGGATGCGACGGGGTATTATCGCTTGTACTCTCATGGGTGGCAGTCTTGTCGGTTCGGATGTGCAATTACATGACATGGCAAACAACTACAACCTTGTGAGTGTAGATTGGAATGTGGTCAAGCATAGTGCCCAATCCGTCACGGTCGCCCAAGGTTCGCTCTCTTCCTTAAACAATGTGAATCCCGACACTTTGATAGGCCGCATAGATGCCCCTGACCCCGACTATAACGATGGGCAACTTGTGAACTTCAACGCCCCCTACGAGGTGGGAACCCTTCCCGCCCTCGTGGACGACTACTATATCATAACATACAATTTTAACTACCAGATTGAATTATGAAAGAGTACACCAAAGACGCAATTATCCGGGGCGCTGTGGTAGCATCCATCGGTCTGCTCATCTTCTTCGCCGTCATCGTGGCCATCAAGTGCTTCAATGGCGGGTGGTGGGCCTTGCCCGTTCCCTATGCCTTCGCCGCCTATGGGGCGTACAAGTTAGTCATGCGATTCAAGAAACACTTTACTGACCAAGACAAATGAAAATCTCCGTCGCAAACGCAGTCCTCGGAATCCTCTCCGGGATTAAGATTAACAAGATTGCCGACAAGAAGGTCAAGACGACCCTCATGAACGACTATCTCCATCTTCGGAAGATAGTCAAGCCCGCCTTGGATGACAAGAACGAAATCGCCCAGAAGTTCCAGTCCGACTGGCGGGACGAGTTCGTGGCCGTCGAAACCCTCCGGCGTGAGGGCAAGCCTGTCGTGGGGCATAAGGAGTTCCTTGAAGCGGAGGCGGATGCGAACAAGGCCATCTTCGCCCTCTTCGACAAGGACGCGGAGGCATCGCCCAAGGCGGTGTCGCTCGATTCCTTCCTTGTCGCTTGCAAGGGGGACGACTTGACCTTCGAGCAAATCGCCACCCTCGAAGAAGGGGGCATCATAAAGGTATAGCCCGCCGCGAGGTGCGCCCCATAACGATTATGTTTGTTTTTTGGGGGGCGGGACATTTGTGGTGAATTTCGCCCGTCCCCCTTTAAAAAAATGAAAAAGATATGGAATATCCAGTATATCTCGGAACGAAGTTGAAATATCTCGTCACAATCACGGCGGTGGGATTCTCGATGGTGGAACACAACTTCGATATCGTGTTGTCAAGAGGCTCGAAGTCAAAGAAATTCGAGAAAGACGAACTTGTCTTTGACGGCGAGAACTACTTCATCGCCTTCGATACCTCCGATTTCGGGGCGGGAGACCTGAACGCCACGGTTACGGCCTATGTGCCCGACGAGGATTTCAGCGACGGAATCCGTACAGAAATCTTCAAAATGAAACTGACGAACATCAAGGCGTGATATGGGTTGCTTGTCGGTAAATATGGTGCGCGTCTCCGGAGCGGATATGTCTTTCACACGGGAAGGAGGGATAAGCGCATCGTTCACGAAGCGGGGCGGGATGACCGCATTCTTCTCCCCCATCTGTGCGGTCGATATCAGTGGGCGTGTCGTGTATTTGCGGGATATCGACGAGAAAGACCTACTCGATAGCAACGATATGAGACTTAAAACCATCAAATAGAATTATAGTATGTCTGATTATTCTTTACAGTACCCCGGAGCAACGATAGATGTTCTTTTGGGAAAGGTAAATAACCCGGACAGTTCGCCCACGGCAAATTCCAACAACCTCGTCATAAGCGGCGGGGTGAAGGCATTTGTCGAGGCGATAACCGGACTGTTGTCGAACCTCAACACGACCGCAAAGACCAATCTCGTCGCCGCCATCAACGAGGCGGCGCAAACGGGTGCCAGTGGACTGGTCGATATTACGACGCAGGAGGACGGGGAACTTGTTTTCGTGTTCTCGAATGAAAACACGATTACGGTGAGTCTCAACCATTCCCACGATGAATATTTTAGCAAGGTGGTCGGAACGGCACAACCGTCGGGAGGATTCGTCCCGGATTCCGTCTATAAACTCGAAAATGTAACCGGAACCGTTACCTTCGCACTCGCCGCAGCGGTGTCCGGGAACATCAATCACTACTACTGGACTTTCAACACGGGTAGTACCGCGCCAACAATTACTTGGCCGTCATCCGTCACCAAGTGGACCGGCAACTGCGTGACATCGAATGCTCCGGTCATTTCGGCGAACAAGCATTATGAGGTTTCCATCCTTGACGGGGTTGGATTCATCTTCGAATCGTAGGGTATGGACGCATTACTTCGCAGAAGGCAGATGATGGGGATGGACACCGCCCCTGCGCCTATTTTCCACACCCGGCTTGTCTTTGACGGGGTGGCATATATCGACACCGACATCCAAATCCCCGAAAATGGCTCGGTGCGATGTGTTTTCGGATGGGAGCAAACGAAGGGGATGCAGGCATTGTTCAATGCGGGAGGACGGGTTTACGCGCTGCTCAACACAAGCACCGACGCAAACCGAAGATGCTTCACGGCGTCTTATGATAGCGGAAGTTCTCTTGTTAGCGGAACATCATTCACTCTTGGATGGGGGAACGAGTCGTATGGTTTCTTCCTTACGCCGAAGCGGGTAGGATATGGAACTAATTCGAAGACATTCACAAAGGGTTCGTCCCGCCCGGAGAGCGGACTTGTTATCGGCAATAACGCCGCCCATACAAGCACTCCGTTCACCGGAAAAGTCGGAGGTATTTTAAGAATTTACGGAAGTGATGCACAAAATGTGACTTCTTACTCTGGCTTCGATAGTTATACTCCCGTTTATCGCCTTCGTCCCTGCACCTATCTCGGAGAGGCTGGGCTGTGGTGCGTGGAGACCGGGCAGTTCTTCGGGAACTCCGCAGGCGCTGGACAGTTATCAGTTGAAGATTAAAATCAAAAAAAATATGGCAAACGAAACTTTATATCCTTTCGGTGGCGGGCAACTCCCGTCCGGATTCCCCGTTGCAGACGATTGTAATACCGACAGAGGTGACATTTCTCTTTCTGCACGGCAGGGAATGCGTCTGCAAAAGCAGATTAATAGTTTCCGTCTTGGAGAGGTGCAGACCTACGGTAAAGTACCCGTCCTCAATAATTACACGCAAGTACGAATCGACCCGGAAACGGGAGAGATTGAGAGCGTATCTTCTACCTATGCTGGGCAATTTGTGAACGAGTACCCCATCGACCTCGTTAATCGAGACTACATCGCATCGTATGGGTATGGTAGCGCTCAAACTGGCATCTTCACATTTAATTACTACGATGCCGAATGGAACTATCTTGGTGGCGCATATAGGAATCCAGGCGGGGAACCAGGCACATTACTAACGATGGCGAAACTTGTGTTCCCGGATTCGTGGCAGAGCGACCTTGACACCTATAAGGCGCAGGCGGCTTTCGTGCGGATTATCGGATACAACGGTTATCGCCCTGCAGACCTTTACGAGACCTGGACCATACCGCAGTCCATCCTCGCAAGGGGTGTAACCCCCAATCAGATTGATATCTACGCCACCCTCATCAAGACACCGATGCTTACTGACGGCGTAAACAACAGCACGGAGATTCAAACCGAGGATGTCGTGTCTCCCTGGGGTATCATCTGGCCAGACACCTATTCCATCAACGGGCAGCCAACGCCCGTGATTGCGATGCTCCACGGCTCGAATGGCTATGTGGCGGAAGGATGCCTCGGTTACACTTCCGGTGGATGGATTACACAACGGAACCTATACCTTGCAGCCGGATTCGCCGTTATGGACATCAACGGCTACGGTGTCAGTACGGAGGCGGATGAACACTCCGAACATTGGGGATGCCCACTCGCCATCGAAACACTTGACAAGGCGTGGGAGTTCATCAAGCAGAACTTCAATGTGTGCGATAAATTGCTTATCCACGGGACCTCTATGGGTGGCATCATCGCCATGACCTATACAAAGTGTTTCCCTGGCAAGGTCGCTGCCGTTGGTTGTTTCGCCCCGAACCTTTTCTGCTATTCGATGCGTTACATCTCAGGGGATGGCAGTAAGGAACTGGCTTGGGGTTATGCTGACCACGAAGCCGCAGAAGCAGACGGATACAAGAACCTCACTGGGTACATCCCTCTTAACGAGTGTCAGATTATTGATGACGAGACGGGCGCAATCTCGCAGTTCGACTGGACCGATTATCCACAAGCGGATAGAGCGCAAGTGCTGACGAAGAAATTGATTGACCGCTTCCCCGTGCAGATGCGGGTGTGGCAGGGAAGTGCCGACACCTCGGTCTATCCGAGCAATTCGCAGTTGCTCGTTTCCTCCCTTCGCCGTGGCAATTCGCCAGTTACCCTTCGTATGTGTAACGGAGCCGGACATGACCTCGCTGGAGTTGCCTATGTCCGCAACGAGGCGGTGGACTACTTCAAGAGTTTTGTTGTGCAGTATCCGTAACCAATCACTTTCGGCCCTAATTGACTGAATTAACAACGGGAGGGCAGGGCCTCGCAAGAACCATACTTGCCCTCCATTTAAACCGATTCACAAAAACGACAGATTATGAAACAGCCAGACATCGGAACAACGGCCAACAATGTAGTAGAGGGCGGTGTGGCCGCCGTGACAGTCGCCGTGTTAAAACAAACAGTTCTTACAATGATTCCTTTTGCGTTGCCAGCATTGGTCTTGGTGTTTCTCGACTTGTGGTTCGGGGTCAAGGCCGCACGCCATCGTTACAAAAAGTGGAGAAAAGAAGCCGACCGAGTTACTTTCTCGAAGGCCCTTCGTGGGACGGTCGGGAAGGTCATGGAGTTCTCCGCATGGCTCGTCCTCGCCTCGTCCGCGTCGATTGCGTTCGATAAGGAGTGGATTCAATGGTCGGTCCTCGGTCTGGTGTATCTTAACGAGTTCGGTTCCATCATCGGGAACTACCTATGCACGAAGGACATCGACTTTTCCCTTCTCGCCTTCCTCCGTGCGGTGCTGGTGTTTATCTTCAGATGGATTGGCTCCAAACTCGGAATCGTGACGGACGATGTGTCCTTCGACGATGTGCTGAAACCCGCAAAGCAAAGGAGGAACGCGAAGGGGCAGTTCGTGAAGAACAAGAAATCCAAGTGATATGCCGCTCTGGGGAGACTATTATTGGTATCATGGCCTCTCTCTCGCCGACAGAAAGCGACGCGAGAGGGAGCGGAAGGCAAGGCATGACGAGGTTGTTCGGCTCTGGCGTGCTGGGGCAATCTCGTGGAACGAATACTGTCGCCAAGAAAAGAAATACAGAACATGACGAGGCAAGAAATCATCACGGCAATCAAGCCGTATTTCGACATTGACGAACTGGTGTGCGACCACACCTTCAAGAAGTGGGGCGAGCAGGCATGGCAGTTCCTCGACACGGATTATCTCCACGCCCTTCTCATTATCCGGCGGGACATCTTGAAGAAGCCCATGTGGTGCAATTCCACCACGAAGAAACAACGGGGCCTCCGGTGCAACATGTGCCAGATGGTGAAGGAGAAGAAGGCGGTGTACCTTTCCTCCCATGTTCTCGGCAAGGCTGGCGACTTCTCCATCACGGGGATGACCGCAGAGCAGGCGAGGCAGAAGATTAAGGCGAACGCGAGCCTCCTTCCGTGCAACATACGAATCGAGAAGGCCGTGAGTTGGTTGCATTTCGATGTGCTTCCTCAGTACGGCATAACGCAGAAGGTCTATGAGTTCAACGGCTGACGGAGCGCCCTTGTACTGGGTAATCACGGCGAACGAGGAAGCCTTCGGCCCGTATGATGACGAGGCCCTTGCCATCGCATTCGCCACGACCAATCTCGGCATGGACGGATGGGTAATCTCAAAGACCTAACAGTTAGTAATGTTAGTTAGTAATGTTAGTAACCCTCTTAATTCTATACCAACTTTATGAAGGCGGGAGTACCGGGGAGGATTTGTCATAATCGTATCAGGTGTTTAGTGGTTCCACCTCCCCGGATGCTCCCTTAACAAGATTGAAAGATGAAAAGGTCGTCTATCTTCATCGCATTGGCGTTTGTTCTCGCCGTTCTCGCGTCCTTTTGGGCGGGAGGGGAATTTGTATGGCGGAGGTGCGAAAGCGCCTTGAATCGGCGGGATACGGTCTATATCGAGAAATGGCTTCCGCAACCCGTCCAAGAGCCGAAGGACTCCGTTATCGTCAAATGGAAGTTAGTCCCGTTCCCGGTGCATGACACGACCACCGTCCATGACACTACCTCCGTCCGCGATTCCGTCCTCGTCGAAGTGCCAATCGTCGAAAAGACCTACGAAGGCGAGAACTACAAGGCCACAATACGGGGATTCAACCCGGAACTCGTAGACATGTGGGTGAAGGAAAGGGAGACCACGATAACCGTCCCATACCGCAAGAGGTGGAGCGTCACCGTAGGCCCGCAGTTAGGTGTCGGCTTCACTCCGAAAGGAATCCAACCCTACGCTGGCATCGGCGGTACTTTTGGATATTCGTTTTAGAGATATGGCAGAAATCATCATAGCGGCGATTCTCCTCTTCACGAACAAGGCGTACATCAAGCCAGAGGAGATCATTATGCCGAAGGTTTACGCTGAAAAGGTTAAGTAATAAATGTCACGGGCGAAGGTCAAAATTACGGTCAAGTCCAAGAAGGGCAACGGGGGCACGCTTATTGCAAGAGTGCCTATGCGTGTCGTTCCGAACGACAACCCGAACGGAGAACGATTGTACCAAACCAAGGCACAAGTAATAACCCATGTCAGACGCGGGACAAGACCGAAGAACTCTCGACCTCGCGGGTCTAATTAAGACCTTGCGATATGTGACGACGGCAGTGCAGGTACTGCCGTTCATTTATACCGTCCCGTATATGGTTACTCTGGCGGTGGCGTTCTTCGCCCCAGAGAGTGTAGTATGGATTCTTGACGCGCTCTTTTACGCATCTCCCGTGACGGTTGCGTCGTTTCTCGTTCTGTCCAGAATTCTACGGCTCTGCAAGTGGCATCGAAGGGCGTGCGTTTTGCCCCTTATTCCGCAGTTCGTGTCCTTGGTGGACTACTACATTATCGAACTGTCAGAAATCGTCGCACAGGTCAATATAGCCGTCTTTGGCTCGATGACAATCCTTCTTCTCGTGTCGGCTTACAATGTCTTCTTCAAACAATAGTAATATGGACGATTTAATCATCGAGGTGCTGGAACTTTTCATCCGCAAACTAAAGCGTAACGAATGCACGCGGGAACAAGTGAAATCCGCATATATGGCAATCACGGAGAATATGGACATCTTTGCTTCTGCGGACGAACTCGCCGAGATGTACGGAAAGTCACGAGACGCCGTGCATGGCGTCATTAAACGGAGGATGATTCAGAAACCGAGGAGAAACATCACGCTGTACTCTTTCAAGGCATTCCGCAAACTCGTCCCGCCGTCTTGGCGACGGAAAGACTGATATTCAACGACATAACAAATTCTCGCCCATCACACTAAAGTGGTGGGCTTTTTTGTGGAATTTTGTGCCGTGACAGAGCGCTTGTTACGGCAGTTTAATTCTTAAAATTCTTAAAAACTATGGCAGAAGATAAGACTATCATCCTCCCCGAAGGCAACACTGCGTACCCGTCCTTCGGCGGCTGGGGTAACGGCTTCGGCTCCTTCAACAGCATCGCAGACCTCTTTGGTCTGGCAATCATCGCCTCGATGTTCGGCTGGGGCAATGGTGGCTGGGGCGGTGGCTTCGGCGGTGGCTGGGGCGGTAACGGCTCCGCTGGTTTCCTTTCCAACCAGCTAAACAACGACAGTGGTCGCGAGCTGATCATGAACGCAATCAACGCCCAGGGCGAGGCCTCCCGCACGGCCATCAGCAACCTCGCTACGGCTCTCGGTCAGGATTTCAACCTCGTGAACAGCGGTGTCCAGAATGTGCAGAACGCCCTCCAGACGCTCGCTCTCCAGCAGGCCGTGTCCGTCCCGCAGATTATGAACGCAATCGCCTCTGGTGACGCGTCCATCATCAGCAATTTCCAGAAGTGTTGCTGCGACCAGAAACTCCTCACGGTCGAGCAGGGCTACCAGGCCCAGCTCCGCACGCTGGAGCAGACCACCGCTCTCGCTGGTCAGGCCGACCGCAACACCGCTGCGGTCACCGCCGCCATCGCGGCCCAGACCACTATGATTAACGACAAGTTCTGCGACCTCGAGAAACGCGAGATGCAGGCGAAGATTGACACGCAGTCCGACATCATCGGTCAGCTCCGTGGCCAGATCGACAACGCCAACCAGACGGCGGCTATCACTGGCTATGTCAACAGCCTCGTCAGCCCGCTCGCCGCGAAGGTCGACCAGATTGCCGCCCGTCAACTCCCGACCGTCCCGGTGGTCTACCCGAACATCCAGGCCGTGAACAACACCCCGTACAGCGGTGGCTTCTACGGCTACAACAACGGGCTCGTTTTTTAGGGAGGGCTGAACCATGTGTGAGTGCGTCAACATCCTTACGACCAACACGCGTGGCGTGCCTTACTTTACCACGACTGGTGTGACCGTCGGTTCCGACTCCGTGGATTTCACTCTGGGCTTTCGGAGTGTGCCACGCGTCGGCTATCTCACGATTCGCATCGCCGAGGCTATTCCTACGGGCACGACCGGGACGCTCCCGGTTCGGTTCACCCTCAACGGGCAAACCCGTGCGTTGACATCCTTCGGTGGCGTGGCAGTTACCGCCGCCGACCTTACCGGGGCTGGCGTCATCACGGTCTTCTACGACTGGTTCAATGGCACGCTCCAGGTTATGACCCCGATTGTGTAACAAGAAAAGCAGATTAACTATGTTAAGTGGACTTCGACAAGGAACTCCCGTGTATGTTCTCTACAAGAACGAACCGCGATTCGCGGTAGGAAAAGTCGCACAAGTCAGCAACCAGTACCCGCCGCAGTTCAATTTCCAGCAACCAATCAACCCCAACACGATGGGGATGATGGTTGACCTCTCAATCGAGGTTGACGGCAAGACCGAGACCTATCCTCGCATCCCGATAAACTCATCCATAGCGGAGTTTCCCGACAAGGGAGTCATCTTGAGCGAGACGAGGGACGGCATCGTCAACGAGATCAATGTCATCAGAAATGCGAGCCAGACGGCGATTGACCAGGTGGACCTCCACCGACGGATCATCGCCTCTTGCGACCAGTTGCTTCTGGACCTAAACCCGCAACTCAAGCACGAGCAGGAGCAGGCGGGCAAGATTGCGAGGCTGGAAGAGCAACTTGCGGGGATGAGCGACCAGATAGCGGCCCTCACGGGAATGCTGTCGAAGTCCCTTGGCAAAAAGAAAGAGGACTAACTATGGGCTACAGAGTTTACAATTTCAGAGACAGCCGCTACGGGCAGAAATCCGAAGCGGACGAGTTCTTCCACGCAGCGGAGAAGGCCCGTGAGGCCGTCGAGAAGATGCACGAGCTCGCCTGTGAGATGGAAGACCGCTACGGCGAACGCTATTTCGGCGAAAGGGGCGGCTCCTACGGTCGTCGCGAACACGAGATGTGGGACGACGATATGTACGGAGAGCGTCGGCGCCGCGACTCTCGCGGACGCTATATGTAGAACCTGGGCGGGCGGTCCGAAATGACCGCCCAGCCCTTAAAAGTCAAGAGAAATGGCAGAACGATTTGACGACTACGATATGATGCCGAGAGGGATGCGAGAGTACCTCTCCTACCACGGTCGGCATTTCAGCAAACCGCTATACGAATGGGCGGTCGGGATGATGCGAGGACGCAACGGCGAGATCATCAAGACCGTAGAGAAAAGCGTCTTCGACGAGAAGATGAAGGTCAACGGCGTGACCTTGACGAACGACAAGGGCTACGACGGACCGTATGTATGGGCGATGGCGACAGCCGACTATATGGGGTCGTCCATCACGGACGAGATGCACCTCGCCAAGTTCGTGAAGGACTACCTCGATGATCCGGACGGAAGCCCTACGCGTGCGTTCGACGAGTTCTATGCGAAGACGATGGCTCTCGGGATCCCGATTGTCTGGAGCGATGTGATATGATTATCCGTGAGGTCACAGTCCGACGCTGGTGCGTGGTGTTTTTATTCTCCTTCGACAAATCCGATATGGAGCGCATTCTTGACGCCCTGCTCTGGGCTGACGCGCCCGATTCTATCATTCAAAAAGTGTCAGAGAACATCAGCGTCGGACGACCTAACGAGGGATTCTGCTACAGCCGACCTACTGAAAGGAAAACGGTTGTCGGTGTTGGGCTAACGACTACGGGGGCGGAATTTCTGGACACGACTGTCCACGAGATTGTACATATTGCACAAGACATCGCACACTCGGACGGCATCGAGCCGTGGGGCGAGGAGTTCGCGTACCTCGCCGGGGACATATCCAGGTGCGTGTCGGATATAGTATGCGAAATGTCGTGCCCGCATTGTAGGCACGAATAGACGCAGTGATGCGTCAAGAAAGCCCGTCTGGTTTCGCGGTTCCAGGCGGGCATTTTCTATTCATCCTCTCCAGTTCCGATGTCCATTGACATGGTTTTTGTCCCGTCGTGGATCATCGATACCGGGAACGAATAGTCCCTCAGGGTCGTAGCCTGCTTATAGAAGTAGGCTATAGGGATGAATGCAACCTTGCACAACTTGACGATTGTACTTTCTTTTGGCACATTCCTTCCAGCTTCAATCTTCCATAGTGCGGATGTGGTCAGACCAAGCATCTTGGCCATTTCCTTCTGCGTGACGCCGAGACGCTCACGCTCCTTCTTGAATACTTTTCCGAAGTTCATTGTTAGATATTTTATTGAAGTAAAAGAGATATCGTTTGTAATACATTGCCGCAGTCTTGACAAAAGCATCTCTAAGTCTATGGTTGCTGGCGTGAATGCTTTGGTCAAGATAGTAAGCGCATTTTCTATCCATCTCCGACATACGGTTTTGGTAATATTCTTTCCCGAAAATTATTTTTCGAAGAAAGGCGGTCTTGTATATCGTTTTCATATCAGTTTAAAATGGGACTCGTTAAGTACGACCTTTTTCCCTCCGTCGAAGACGCACTGCCAGTTCCCGTTTCCGAGAGGTAGGTCTAACATTCCGTCTCCGTGGTTTTCGTTGTGGATTCGATCCCCTTTCTCGTACACCCACGCACGGTTGAAGTTGAAACGGGAGATGGTCTTCTCTGGGAATATCCCGCCCTCTGGCAACCCACGAATGAAACGCATAATTTGGTAGTACCCTTTCTCCGTGTGGCTCCTGTCCATATACAAGAGGCAAGCACGGAGCAACTCGTGGGCGTCGGCCACGGAGTTCGAGTAACGCTTGGAGTTCTTGTCCGTCGCCTCCCAGAAGGCATCGTCAATCTTGATTACATCGTGAATCCAATAGGATGCCTCCCGTTGCTTCTGCGTGTACCGCTTGAATGCCTGCTTCTGCTCACGCTTGAAGTGCTCTCCCCGTATGCGGAGTTGCTGGTCGATGTCTTCGACGAGAATGTCCGCGGCCTGCAACATGATGTAGAGCATATTAACTTCCCATCCCAGTGGCGTTTGTTCGATAGGCTTATTCTCCATATTTGAGTTGCTTTATGAGTTCGTCGGCATACGCAATCGCCACTCTTGCATTGAGTTCGCTGGATGTTTGTGCGAACGACCCTCTGCCCTTATCGACCAGTATGAGCGTGCACATAAAGTCCTTCGCCGCCTCCCTGTGGAATGTCTTCCAGTCGACAGCCTCCTTTATGATGAGTGCGTCTTCGCGGTAGACGCGCTTTCCGATTTCACCCTCTTCGGCCTCGGTTTGCACATACTGTTTTTCGGTGTAGATTCTCACCTCGATTTCTTTTCCGTCTTCTTTCCTGATTGCTTTCATTGTTCTTGTTTCTCCCATTTTTTGTTCATATAGTCTATATATTCCTCCTTCGTTATGAAGTCCCACCCATAGAACAATCTCAACATCCAGATTTGGAACTTCTTGGGAATGTATGGGACCGGGATGCAGTACATTGGTTTCTCCTTTGGTCCCAATGTGATATAGCCTTTAACTTCGTCCATCTTCTTCCTCCCATCTATAATCAAGTCCTCTTTCGCACTCTTTCGAGGGCGGAAGGATATTCTTCGGTCGGGCATCATCCTTGCCCATCAAGTCGGCGAACATCCCGTAGAATTGTATTTTATCAATCTTCCGTTTCGTGCGTTTCCTGTTGCTCATTTCTCCCCCTCCTTGAATCGTTTTAGGATTTCGGAGTAGAACCCCTCCTCGGATTGCAACTCGAAAAGGAAGTCCTCGCCGCTCCGCAAGGGTTCGAGGTCGTCGGCGATAGTGACGATTCGCTTGATGTCCTGCCACGTCAGTTCTTGTTTTTCCATAGCGTAAGTGTTAAAGTGCTTCGTTTATTGAATATCCCGTAGCGGACTTGTATTCCTCCCGGAGAAATGAAATCTTCCATCGTAGGTCACGGACGATTTCATCGTGTTCCCGGTTCTTCCTCTTTTCTTCCTTCCAGTTGTAGTAGAACTTGTCCACCAGCTTCAAGTCGGTGTCCGAGAGTTTTACCGGGTGGAGTTTCGGCGGGGCTTTCTCGATTATGAGGTGGCCATACTCGTTCACGCCGATTAGTCCAGCATAGTCTGGAACAAGATGCCGTACCTTGTTTAACAACGGCTTCGGTACGCAGTACGAAAAATAGTTGGGTACGGCTTCCCTTCCTACCCAGCCACGGTTTCTCAATGCGTTGTGCTTGTGCGTTTTCTCGAAGTCCTTCTTGAAGTCGGCGAGGCTGATTTTGATTTCCACCTCGTACCAATACCCCGCGGCGGTCTTTGCGAGGTAGTCGCTCTCCCATCCGAACACATAGAGGTTGTGGACGAGGAACTTCGGATTGGAAAGGTATTCCAAGTTCAGCGCCCTCTGGATTGATTCCTCGGAGAACTTACCCTCGTTCGGTTTTGATTTTTTTGTACTCATTTCTTGGCCCTCTTCCTAATCGTTCTTACGATGTATTTTACACCAGCGCAAACGAGAGTGAGAATAACTCCTACCGCGAAAAAGAACAACCCCCACAAGAGGTATTGCTTCAACCATTCGATGCTCATTGTTCTTCCTCCATCGCTTGACGGAAATCATTCTCCCAATGCCCAAAATGCGGGATTCCATTATCGGTTGTCCACACATAGTTTCTCCAATTTTCACGGAGCCACTCAACCGCTCTCTCTATCGTGTCTTTCTCTCCTGCGATATAGGCGTTCCGTTCAAGTTCCTTGACCACCTCTATCGGGTAAGAATCCACCTCGTAGAGTTGCTTGTGGTTGTTTTGATATTCTTCCGCTTTCGTCATGGCTATTTGATATTCGTGTCAGTCTTTGCGATTCCCGATGTTCCGGTGCGCGGACAGTTGATGCAGTCGCGGTGAGGATTGGTACAAGGCCCGCCACCATAGCATGATGGAAACACGAGGGGATAAAGGTTGTAATGGAACGAGGTTGCCTCGTTATGCCGTTTCTCCGCATCCTCTTGGCCCTTGGCATATCCTTCAAGATGTCCCTTGTTGTAGCACCACTCCCTTATATCCTTAATCCATTGGCTCTTTTCAATTTCTTTCTGGGCGATGACGAGGAGTTCGGAGGCTTTTTTCCTTAATTGTAATTCTTTCACCCCGCAACTCTCATAGATTGCCTCGACCGCCTTCTCGAACTCGGTCAGTTCCTCCGGCTCGTCGGTGATGACATAGAGTTGTTCGCCTCTGACCGAGTTGTTGTTGCTGTTGCCACTCTCGCTAATGTGGATTATATCTTCTCCGTCACCGTCGCTAATGAGTGCGATAACAGGATAAGCGCCCCAAAACTTTGAATCCCAACAGATAATCCTGACGGATTCTCCGTGTTCGGTCACTACCTTGTACTTGCCCGCCTCTATCTCCGGGCGGTACTTGATGTCGAAAGGTATTCTTCTCATAGTGTTAGAATTTAATGTAAAACAATCCCACCGAGGCGATGGCGATAAGCATCACCGCTACCGCGACGGCTATCTTGGCTGTAAGTTTGCGTTCTTCCTTGTTCATGGTTAGGGTAAAAATGAATCAGTTATTCCATTTTTCTCGGAAATCTTTCATCCATTCATCTTGAATTTCTCCAAATTTGGAAACGAGCCAACAAATGAATATTGTGAGAAGTATTGTAATGAATACTGCAATAATGGTTTTTACGTCCATATCAGTTAGGGTAAAAAGTCATTAACAAGTTTATCGTAAGTTTCCTTCACAAAATCTGCGAATTAGGGCCGATTATAACTCGATTCTATTGAAGTACCGCAGTATGTGTTGTAGTTCGTGAACATACATCGGCATCG